TGAGCCAATTAATCGAAAGACAAATAAAAGCTGATGTAACTGGTATTGTTCTATTAGGAACAACAAGTGAAGTAAGTACTCTATCAAATGATGAACAAATCGAACAAGTTAAACAATTGACTGAAAAATATTGGAATCAAGTATATATTATGGTTGGTGTATCTGGAAATAATACTGCTGAGATTAATGAAATGATTAACCAAGTTAAACATCATTGTGATTATATTATGCTTACAGTTCCATATTATAATAAACCCAATCAAGAAGGGTTAGAAGCACATTTTAAATATCTTGCAAATAATAATTCAGATGCAAAATTTGTATTATATAATGTCCCTGGAAGAACTGGTGTAAATCTAGAAGTAGATACACTTGTTAATATTCTAAAAGATTGTCAAAATATTATAGGTATTAAAGAAGCATCTGGAAACATTAGTCAAATTCAGGATACAGTCAATCGTACACATATATCGGTAATGTGTGGAGATGATAATCTATTCATTCCAGCAATGTCAGTTGGATGTAAAGGATTAATTAGTGTAGCATCTAATATTGTTCCATCTACTTTAGTAAGTATTTACAATCAACTTATTAAGGAAGAATATGTAAATGCACGAATTAATTATAGTACAATTCATAATATTTGTAATACTTGTTTCATAACATCAAATCCAATACCATTAAAAATGATTCTACATAAAATGAGTCTAATTAGTAGTGACTACGTTCGACTTCCATTAAAAGTATCAACCAATGTTAAAATAGTAGAATCAATTGATAAAACTGTTAATTATATTATGAAGAATTTTTAAGTTATTAATTTAATTTATTTACTTAATTTTATATTGGAATATTCAATTTTTTCAAAGTCTGCTGGACAATTTATTTTTTTTGCATAATTTGACCATATTTGTTGACGTGAATGACAATTTTGGATTAATCCTAATTCGGATTTCTTACTTTTTTTATCTATATCCCTGGGATTTATACAAGTAATTTTATGAATAATTGCATAAGATTTATCTTTATTAACACCATTTACCCATATAGATAAATAGTCTATTCCCCAACCAATTAAACTATTATCTAATACTTTCATTAAATTATCTAATGCATTTCTATTAAATAATGGTGTATTTACTTCTACAAAATTTGTATATGTAAGTAACATATCTTTTTTATGTGTTGTTATGTCCCATGATATTTTTCCGGTTGATAAAAAAGATGGTTGACAAATATCTAAGTTATATTTAATTGATATTTTAAACATATTATTAATATCATTAACACTTATTATTATATCATCGTCTAAGATAAAAAATTGTTTATATTTATTTATGATATCTATTTGTGTATCGTAAAAATATTTAAAATTTTGAAATTTACTACCTTTTCTTCTATCTATATATTTTACCTTTTCTTTATATTTATTAAAGATTTCATCATTATCTCCATAATATATAATATATATATCATATTCCATATTAGAATCAATCCACAATGTATCAAAATTAGTATTATCGCCAACTGATGAAAAAACAAAATTTGTAGTCATATAATATAACTATAATTTATAAAATATGAAATTCTAACAATATATTAATTTTTACTATTAAATTCGTTTAACACCTTTTCAGTTTTATCCCAATGTGCATTATAATCTGATGTAGTATTTTGTCCCGAAGTTGATGATCCCTTATCTGTATATTGACGAACTAATAGTTTTGTAGGCGTAAGTTTAATAAATTCTGTATCAAAAGTTAATAATATATCTATTGGTTTTATACTGGATGCTTCTAATACTTTTAATTTTAATAAGTTATTTTTAAAGAAATTACCATTATAAATTATCATTCCCATACTTCTAAAACAATCTATTTTTAAGAATATATCTGAATATTTAGTAAAATTATTTTTATCATTTTCATAACAAATAAAAGGATCTAAGGTTATAAAATCCCATTTGATGCTATCGTCTTTAGTATTTATAAATGTTAAGATTTCATTCCATATTGAGTCAGTGAAATTAGATGTTTGATAAACATCGTCTTCCATAACTATAAAATATGGAGCATCTAAATTTAAAAAATCATTAAATAATTTTAAATGACTTAAACGACATCCAACTTGACCTGCTTTTAAATAATTTGATCGCACACCTGTCATTGCAGGTATTCTTTTAATATCTAAATATTTTGACCAATCTTTATAAATTCTTTCAATGTTATCTGGTTTTTTATCTAGATTAATACAATATGCTACTGGTTTCATTTATATATAATAAAAATATAAATTTATATTTATATTAAAAAATTGAAGATTCCATTTTATAAGATTATCATGATTCATATTATATAAAATGACTGAATTTAAAGGTCGTAATTACTCTATTAAAGAAAATGAAGAAGAAATTGTAAAATTTTGGATCGATCAACAGATCTTTCAAAAATCTATTGACCAAAATAAAGGGAATAAACCATTTATTTTTTATGATGGCCCGCCATTTGCGACTGGTACACCACATTATGGTCATATTTTGGCAGGTTCTATCAAGGATGTTATTGGAAGATATCAAACACTAAAAGGTAACTATGTTCCGCGTCGTGCTGGTTGGGATACACATGGTCTTCCAATTGAATTTGAAATTGAAAAGAAACTTGGAATCAAAACCAAGGATCAAGTGAAGGCATTTGGAATTGGTAATTATAATGAAGAATGTCGTAAGATTGTAATGACTTATTCAGGAGAATGGGAAACAACCATGGATCGTCTTGGACGATGGATTGATTTTAAGAATGATTATAAAACAATGGATGTAGAATTTATGAGTAAAGTATGGAATGTATTTGCAAGAATTTATGAAAAGGGACTTATTTATGAAGGTGTAAAGATTATGCCATATTCAATTGGATGTACAACTCCTCTATCTAATTTTGAAGCAACTAGTAATTATCAAATGGTATCAGATAGAACTATCATTGTTAAATTTAAAGTAAAAAACCAAACAAATCCAGTAAATCCAGTAAATTCAAACACATATATTCTCAGTTGGACGACAACTCCATGGACTCTACCTGCACACTATGCTCTATGTGTTAATAAAAATTTGACATATTGTCTTATTAAATATGAAAATGAATTTTATTATATTTGTAAATCACGTATTGAATTTCTTAAAGAGAAACTTAAGGCAGATTTAGAACTAGTATCAGAACTTTCGGGTGTCGATCTCGTTGGCCTTGAATATGAACCACTTTATAATTTTCACAATCAATCTATCTATAAAGTAATTGAAGATGATTATGTTACAGATGATTCTGGTACTGGTGTTGTACATATTGCACCTGCATTCGGTGAAGATGATTATCGTGTATCACTCAAATATAATCTGATTACTAAAGAACTTGGATCTCTATATTGTCATATTGATGATGGAGGTATTGGTCAAAATTGTGATGAATTTACTGGAATGGATATTAAAAAGATAACAAATTCAGTTCTTAAGAATTTACAGACTGATCAAAAAGCTTTTGTAGTTTTTGATTATAATCATAGTTATCCATTCTGTTGGCGATCTGATACTCCTCTTATCTATAAGGCAGTTAAATGTTGGTTTCTAAATGTAGAAAGTATTAAAGAACGTATGATTGAACTCAATCGGACTATCAAATGGGTACCAGAAAATGTTGGATCTGGGCGTTTCAATAGTTGGTTAGAAAATACACGAGATTGGTGTATTTCTCGTAATCGTTATTGGGGAACTCCAATTCCAGTATGGAAATCAGATGACGGTGATATAATTGTCATTAAATCTAAAGAACATCTTGAAGAACTCGTTGGATTTCCAGTAAATGATCTACATAGACATCATATTGATCAACTTGTAATTAATAGAAATGGTAAAGATTATCGTCGTGAGGAAACAGTACTTGATTGTTGGTTTGAATCTGGAAGTGTACCATTTGCTTCACCAACTGTTGGATATCCAGCAGATTTTATTGCCGAAGGTCTTGATCAAACACGTGGTTGGTTTTACACCTTACTTGTAATTAGCACTGTCCTTGAAGATAAGGCACCATTTAAGAATGTAATCGTAAATGGACTTGTACTTGCATCAGATGGTAAGAAGATGAGTAAACGTCTTAAGAATTATCCAGATCCACTTGAAATTGTTAATACATATGGTGCAGATGCCCTTAGATATTACCTAATTATGTCAGGTGCATCAATGGCATCAGAACTACGATTTAAGGAAAATGAAGTTAAGGAGGTATTACAAACAGTAATTATTCCACTAACTAATAGCTTGGCCTTTTATGAAGAATATTATACTTTATTTCGTAAATCTTCACAATTTGTCGAAGTAGAATCAACTCTTCCTTTTGATAAATGGATTCTAAAGAAGACCTATGATTTTGTAACTCAAGTATCACAATCACTTGACGATTATAAAATTAATCCAATTTCTGATATGCTAATTAAGTATATTGATAATTTGAATAATAATTATATTCGTCTAAACCGTGATATTCTAAAAGGTAAAGATGAAGATGATAAAGATGGTATGAAATGTCTGTCTGCTCTAAGTACACTACGAAAAGTATTAAGCATTCTTAGTGTTTATTTAAGTCCAATTCTACCATTTTTTTGTGAAAAGATGCATCTAGCTTTAAAGAATAATTCAATTGTTGACTCGGTCCATCTTTCGCTTATTTCTGATGTATTAATTGAACAATATAATCGTACAAACGATGATGATATTGATATGATTTCTAATATGCTAAATGTAATTAATATGATTCATCTAATTAGAACCGAGAATAATTTGCAACTTAAGAAGCCACTAAAGAATATTCAGATTTATGGAGATGATAATAGCTTAAATATTCTTAAGAAAGTTGAAATGTATATTTTAACTGAAGGTAATATTCTAGAGGTTGAATATAAAAAATGGGAAGCTACAACATATGAATATAAGTATGAAATTAATATGAAAGCTGCTGGAAAACAATTACGTGATAAAAGAAGTAATTTTGAAAAATTTATGACGACTGTTGAACAATCTGAACTTGCACATGTATATTTTGGAAGTAGATTGTATTGGGTTGAAAATATTATTGTAAATGACTTTATTACCGTTTATCAGATAATTCCTGATGGTGAAACTTCTACATGCTCGTATAAGGTAAAAGAAGATAATGTTAACAAACTTAAGATCAAATTAAATATTGATATGGATGCTAATACAATGGAATTATATATTGCTAAAAATATTGCAACTACATTTCAAAGACTTCGTAAGATTGGAGGGTTTCATGTTTATGATAAACTTAGACTACTTATGAAAAATAATAAATATAGTGAAATTGTTGATAAACATATGGAATATATTTATAAAACAACGCGAGTAGATATTGAATTGATTGATGAATCTTTAAAAGATTTTTCTTTTAATAAACAAATTGAAGTAAATGATGAAATATGTGATATGTATTTAGTAAAAGCGTCTGCGACGTAGACTATATTCTGTAAAATTACCACAACATTTACAAAATCCTCCTTTAATACCATATGTACAATTTATGGTATTTACTATATTTTTATTGATTAAAACATGATTATAGTTTACATTTGAATGTATATTTGATGATAGACTATATGTTTGTTTTTCTTTAAGTTCGTTTATGACTTCTAATATAATTTTATGATTTATTTTTTCTATATTTTGTGTATTTTGTGTATTTTGTGTATTCTTTATAATAGATTTAGGTTTATCCTTGTCAAAATTCTTTAATACATCAATATTAGTATTTGTCATTTATAATTATCTATATATAAATAAATATTGGATTATTAACTAATTTAGCATCCATGACATTGGTCATAATTAATTACTTTGTCAAATAAATTTTTAAATGAATTATCATATTCTTCTTTTAATTGTTCCAATGAAATTAATAATTTTACATCATCTTTAGATTTATCTATAAATTCAAATATATTATTATAATTATTTGTTATATCATCTCTTTTAATAAATTGCAATTCTATGATATATTTTAAATTGCATACATTTGATAAATATTCCAATAGTGGTGTATCGTTTATCTTAAATATATTTTCCATTGAAAAATACTTATGTAAGTTAATTGATTTTTGCATCTATTTCTTTTATATTTTATATATATAATAAAATAATAGTCTTTTATATATAATATAAACATATCAATTTTTATTTAGAAAAATAAAATTAATAATTATTAATGGAGCAAAATATTGATTTCTTAATATTTAAACAGACATATTTTAAATCATATCAAAAAAAAGTAAATTCGAATGAAGAAAAAAAAAATATTTATAAAATAAATGCATGGAATAAAGATTTTTATGGATTTCCATTTCAAAGAATTGTTGATGAATTAGGAAGAGATATTAAAGTTGTTGCAATATCTGCACCATTGTACGAAGGTCAACGTAAAGATTTTGAAGAATTAAAAAAAAATAATTATAAAATTTTAGGAATTTCATCATATGGTATTTATCCACTACATACAGAGATAGAATCAAAATATGATAGTCGTGCGTCCGCATCAAAAGAAAAGTATATGCATGAAATTTTATCAAGAATAGATGGGTGGTTATATTGTACTAAAGAACCTAATTTTTTACTAGATATTCCTAAATTATTTTATAGTGAGTCTGATACAGTATTTATTAATAATATTACTATAAAAAATATAAATAAGGAATATGATATTATTTATAGTTCAGGTTCGACAAGTCCATTTCATAAATATCATAAAAACTGGGAGTTAGCAAAGAAATGTTTTAAAGAAATGGTAAAGAGAGACTTAAAAATATTAATAGTTGGAAGAGAAAATATGGATGATACGTCAGAAGAACATCCAAACATAATATTAAAGAAAACTCTACCATATTATGAATTTTTAGATCATATTGAAAAATCAAAAATATTATTTCTACCAAATATATCTGATGCTTCACCAAGGGTAATTACTGAAAGTTTAATGAAAGGGGTACCAATTATTGTAAATCAACAAATAGTAGGAGGATGGAAATATATAAATGAAAATACAGGTTGTTTTTTTAATAATGAGGAAGATATTATTGAAAAAGTTAATTATGTGTTAAATAAAGTTAATAAAAATGAATATAAAACACGTGATTGGTATACTGATAACTATTATAATAATAAAATATCTAAGTCTAATATGAAATTATATGAATTTATAAATAAATTTATCTTAGAAAAAAATCCACCTAAGGAAAAATTGAATAATCAAATTAATATTATACTATAATATAAAATATAAATAATGACGGAATATAGAATTACTAAAGGCTCGTATGCATCAAGCACCTTTTTAGTAGATAATGGAGAACAAATTTGTCAACTACAAATTGATTGGTCAGGTGATGCAATTGACTTTAAATTTAAAGACTATGATTGGATAACAATTCCATTAACATCTCCTAATTTTGCATCAGATGTATTACAATTATATAAACATGAAATGAAAGTTGCATTTAGAGACAGTGCAGAATATACAATTAAAGAAATGAATGGATATTCTGAAAACTCAAATAAAGCATTGATTCGTCTTAGATATATTATTCAGATGCTAGACTTACTACCCACTAAGTTATCTTAAATACTCTTTACCATGCAGATTTCTTTTTGCTCATTTTTTTGCTCATTTTTTTACTAGTCTTCTTAACAACTCTACGGCGTCTTACGCCACCACCTCTTTGTCTATTTTTCATGTAATCAATTACAAAGTCTAAATCTTTATCAGCTTTTGCCATTTTTAAGAATTCCTTTTCATCTAATTCTTCAACATGTTCTTCTTCACCAATCTTTGTAGTAACTGTAATTTTACCATCTCTTTCTGAAGCCTTAACTCTTTTAAAATTTTTATCATCTTTCTTTAAAAATTTGATCATTACGCCTTGGTCACCGTCAACAATTGACTTAGATTCTCTTTTCTTCTCACCATTTTTGTTTGTCATTGTGCTTGTTTCAAAACTATAAGTAACTGTCATTTTATATATTAATAAATATATAAAATAAGCATGATTATTAAAAATAAACACGATTTTAAAAACTAAATTTTAATATTTATTTATCTTTGTTAGAAATACGTTTCGATTATTTATCCAATAATTATTAGGATCTTCTGCATATTCTAATAATAAGTTAAAAAAAGTATATGAAAATGAATCTGAACTTTCTTTAGGCAATAATGATGGTAAGTTATCTATTGCAATAATATCAGCAAATTTATTGTAATTATATACTGGTTCTATCCAGTTAGTTGCATTATTATATAATAAAATTGGATTATTTACCTTTGAATAATCACAACTAATATCAACAATTATTATTGACTTATTAAAATTTGTATTTTTATCAAACCAGATCTTATTATATTTTTCATCCAGTAAAATACAATTATAAATTAAATCATATTTTCTTAATATATCTTCATTAATTAGATCATCTTTATTTATTATATCAAATGGTAAATTTAATTCTTTTAAAATATATTGTACACCTAATCCGCATCTGCCAGTCGAACCAATTATACAAATCTTTAGTTTATTATCTATTTTTAATTGTATAGTATTGATCATTTCTTTATAACTATTCCATGGTAACAAATTATTAATATTTGATTTATTATTTATTTTATTATAATATTGATTTAATCCTAATACACATCCAACTAATCCGGCATAATATCCAAATGCAATTATTCTTTTATTATCTTTATTTAAGAAATATTCAAAGTCATAAATACAGGAATTAGATTTTGCAAATGCATCTAATATTCTTTCAGAATATAATTGATTTTTATAACAATGTGAAAAATATATATGTGTATGGTATGAAAGTTTATGCAAATTAATAAAATCTTTTAAACCTATAATTAGTGCATTATTAAATAAACTATCATGCCAGCATTTATTAGTTATAGTTGCCCCAACTAGTGTATATTCTAGATCTGTATAAATACGATGTACAGATGATTGGATATAAATAATAAAGCCATTATTTATTAGATCTTTAACATGTCGTGGAATAAGTGGTGTTCTATGTTCGTTTATATTTCTTTCATTTCTAATATATAAAATAATAGACATTATTATAATAACTTATAAAAAATAAAATTGAATTATAATTTAATTATATTATTTAAAAGTATATAATTAATTAATAAATGTCAGATTCAGATGATATATTATATGGTATTCTAATATTAATTCTTATAGTAATAATATTTAGAATAATATATTATTTTCTAATAGAACCGAATCATAATGTAGAAATTACTCAACCTTTACTAAATTCAAATGTCTAGAAAGAAACTGAAAAAAAATTGAAATTTATTTTATATATAAGCTTTACTTAAGTCTTTTGAGCCATCAATATGATGGTAATCACGAATATTAAAAATCGTCGAATACTTGTGTCCCTGGGCAACGGACATTAAACCGCGATCATCTCGCTAAAGGCAGCCCACAAGGTAGTGAATTACCTGACCACTACCCATTGGTAGTCTCTATGTGAAGGATAGAGCGTTCGTTCCGCGATAAGGAGCTCGGTTCTGGCTAGCGAAGTCAGATAGGGTATTTCTATGATAACACAAAAGCAGGCAACTGCGGAAACATAGACAATACAAACGACCCATGAATCTAAGACTGTTGACTGACGTATGAGTTTTGGTGGTGATTTCTGGTCGTTGGCCGGATTTCATCATTAGATGGGTGAAACCATCTATGAATTAAGCATGGACTGAACCGCTTTAAGGAACAGCATGGTAGACGTAGTTAAGAACAAGATCGTGGCAGTGATGCTATTATCGAGTTCCCCCGCAAGGGGTTCTACGGAAACATAATTCTCGGAATTTTTATCAGTTAAGAGTAGGAGCAAACAGAGGGGCGTATCGAAAAAAACAAAAATTAATTTATTAATTTTTATTTTTTTTATTCTCTCATTTCACTCACACTAATTTTTTTTTTATATTTTTATATTATATTATAAAAAAATTGAAATTTATTTGATATATTTGTTATAGTAATACAATTGGTTCATTAAGTATGAACTCTAATTCCAAATGGAATTAATTTTTAGTCCATGGGTAATGGACGGTACTGTAACAGGTACTAAAAGGCCCCCCTACTGCACGGGTTATAATGAGCGGTTCGTGATATTGTCAGACTTTGGTTCTGATAATGTTACGATTTGGCATAAGTAAATGGTGAAACCGGACGCGGTGTAATCATAGAAAGTGCGAGCAACCCATGAATCTGCAGATTATCTATTGATGTGTAAATTACAGTGAAGGTTTAGTCGTTGGCTAGATTGACATTAGAGGCTGATAACCTTTATGAATTATATGTATAATGTTAAGAACGAAAGTTCCCCTGTAAAGGGTTCATTAGAAGTATAATTCTTGGAATTTATCTCAATAGAGATTTGTAGCAAACAGAGGGATTGCACGTGAAAAACAAAAAAATTAATTTATTAATTATTTTGTTTTTTCTTATTTTTTAGAAACGTTTTGGTTTAGTTTAAAGTGCTTGAACAAAAGTTAAGTACTCCCTCGAAGGAAAGTACTTAACTTCGGCACTTTACGTTACTTTTAAAAAATTGAAAATAATTTTATATATAAGTTTAATTTAAATAGTTGTCGATCACATGATATATATTAATTTTATTTTTCATGACGATCGTATACTAGTGTCCCTGGGCAACGGACAGTACATTTGTACATAAAAGGCAACCCGCAAGATAGTGAATTATCTGACCACATCCTATGGATGTTCTCTACGTGAAGGATAGAGCGTTCGTTCCGCGATAAGGAGCCTGGTTCTGATACTATATTAAGAAGAGTTGTCTTTAAAATATAGTTTCAAGATTGAGCATGAGTAGATTGGAGTAAGCAGGGACGCCTGTTGAAACGATCAAAAGATGCAAACGACCTATGAATCTATAAATTATCTATTGATGTGTAAGTTTTGGTGAAGATTTGTCGTTGGCAAGTTGACACAGGGAGGCGTGAAACCCTTTCTAGAATTAAAATTAGAAGCCCCCGCATTTGATCGGCGTGCGACTTTTATGATATGGAAGATGTTAAGAACGAAAGTTCCCCTGTAAAAAGGGCGCATTGAAAATATAATTCTCTGAATTTATCTCAGTAGGTGTTTATAGCAAACAGAGGGCCGTACTAGAAAAAACAAAAAAATTAATTTATTAATTCTTTTGTTTTTATTTTTTGATATACCATATTTTTCAAAAAATTGAATTTTTATATCTATTAGTTACATATCTAAGAATGTAGAGATGTCTTCTAGTATTTATAGAATTGCATCAATTTTTGCAAAAGCGTCGAGTACGTTTTTGAATAGCCAATTTAATTGGAATTGTGTCCAGACCATGGACGAAGGAAGTATGCAGATCTTTCTCAGGACTTTGACAGGTAGGACAATTACGTTGTCAGTCAATCCTTCAACTAGCATCAACGATCTCAAACGCATGGTTTACGACAAGGAAGGCATTCCTATTGATATGCAACGTCTTGTTTATGGATGTGGTCAACTTAACGATGGTACACTGTCAGACTATAACATCCAGAGAGAAGCAACTCTTCATCTTACTTTAAGGCTGCTTGGTGGGATGCCTAACAAGAAGGTAAATTTCAGACAGCAAGAGGTTGAAGAAGAGATTAATGCCACATATATACGTGCACAACAAGCAAAGAGGGATGCTGAAGCTGCAACCCACAAAAAGAATTTGCGTAGGGAAGCAAAAAGGAAACGGCAGCAAGAGTTTGATACTTTTGGCTATCATAAGTCTACAGCGTGTTTTAATTGTCATCGAGAAGGACATAAAGCAGTTGACTGTCAGTTTAAGAAAGCAGCTGAACCTTCTCGCGCAGCTGGTGGTAGTGCAGCTGGTGGTGGTGCAGCTGGTGGTGGTGCTACAAGTGGTGCAGGTAATTCACGTGGATCTGGAGGAGCACGTGTTCCTCGGCAAAGGGCTCCAAGAATGGATCCATTTAGTATGAACCTACAGATTCTTGGATTAACTGTGGTAGACATTATTTCTCTTTCACGTACCGAAGCGTTTGGTGTTATTAAAAGTGCTTACAAGCGAATGGCACTTCTTTACCATCCTGATAAGAATCTTGATGATCCTGATAGAGCTGCAGAGATATTCAAGATTATTGGTGCAGCTTATGAATTCTTTAATAAGGAGTATAATGGTTAGTATATTTATTTATTTATTTATTTATTTATTTATTTATTTACATCAATATTTAATAATATTAATAAAAATTGAAAAACATATCTTATAAATATTCATAGAAAATAGTTATATAATGCTGTCCTTAAATAACTTAAAGCCAGTTGTTTGTGAGAGCGAAGATCCCTCTCTTTATGTTGGATGTGATTCTACACTGGAATCTAATTCTACACTAGATCCTCCCAAAGAGGTCTCTAAGAATATTCAAATTTTTGTAAAAACGTTGACTGGATCAACTGCAACTTTGGATATTAATGAGAATGCGACAGTTGATGATATTGCTCAATTGATTGAAGATAAGTTTGATTATCCCAAGGATCAGCAACGCCTAGTGTTTGCAGGTCGCCAACTAGAACTTGGACGTACTCTAAAAGACTACAATATTCATGCTGAGTCAACTATTCACATGATTTTGCGGTTGCGTGGTGGCATGTTTCATTCTTCTTCCGGTCGTAATGGATTTGGGGAGTTTTTCTTGGAACAGCCAAAGCCTGCTTCGGTATCAACTCTATTGGCGAAACTGTGTGAAATGAAAACTGAAGCGCTTACTGTTGATAGTGCGTTTGCTGTAGATGAGTCGTTTGTTCAACTGCAAGATTCGAAGTTTGATTCGTTGTTTTCTCTACTTTTGACTAAAAGTAAAACACATAAAATGCCAACACGTGAACTAGTAGCTTGTGTTGTTCGACCAAAGTCGATACAACTCTTTGTAAAAACACTTACAGGTAAGACGATTATTATTAACATTGATCCGAATGCTTTTGTTTTTCAACTGAAGCAAAAGATCGAAGATATGGAAGGTATAAAGCAGTCTGAGCAACGTCTTATCTATCAAGGACATAATCTTGTAGATCAAATGACATTGAAGGAACAAGGAATCAGTAATGAGTCAACAATCCAAGTTACTTCCTGTCTTAATGGAGGTCATACATGTGATTTTGTTTACATTGGTTGTATTACTGGGATGCAAGGAGGTGATATGATTTGTTGGAGCGTCTATAAGTGTTCATGTGGTGCAGTAGAACATCGTTAGGATATTCTGATTTATTTTTATCTTTTTATTTATTCAAATTATATATATAAAATTGTATATATATATAACTTAAGATGTATACAACTAAAAAAACTATTGAATGTATTCATATAATTGAATCTAAAGGAAAGTTAATAATTTGTACTCGTTGTAAATTAATGTATAAATGTACTGACTGTTTACTAATTATAGATAATAATAATTTAAAGCTATTTGAAGAAACTATAACAAGATTTAAAAGCATTATTATAGAATGTAAAAAATGTAACAGAAAAATACAAGATGCAATATGTAAAATTTGTTTATTATCTACATGTTTAACTGGATGTTCTTAAATTTTTTTATATTATATAAAGATATATTTATTTATATCATATAAAAAAGAAATAATGGACGAAGATAATATTTTGGGTATTACAGTGATTGTTTCTATATTTGGCATATTAATATGTTGTAGTATAGTATTTATATGTAGAACTTTTGCATGTGTAGATAATTACATGATAATAAATCATCGTAATTTATTAAATAATCAATCTGATGATATATATCTAATAGAAGCTAATATAAATTAATAAATTTTAATTAAACAACTTTCTGAGGATCGTTATAATAATTTCCAACTGGTGCGGATGGTGCGGATGGTGCGGGTGCTAATTGTTGAGGGTATGATTGGGGATATGTTTGAGGATATGATTGGGGGTATGGTTGTGCATATGGTTGTGCATATGGTTGTGCATATGGTTGTGTATATGGTTGTGTATATGGTTGTGTATATGGTTGTGTATATGGTTGTGTATATGGTTGTGTATATGGTTGTTGTGAATATGGTTGTGCATATGGTTGTGTATATGGTTGTGGCTGTACGGAATATCCATATTCAGGTACTGGTTGTATTTGAGCTCTTTCATCAGTTATAATTATCGCATTTTGTGGTTGTAATGAAGACGGCTGAGAATCTGGATTTCTTGGTGAACAACAGCAACATATACGTACATTACAACAGCATTTTAAAATACATATTACGACAATAATAAATACAATTATTGATCCAATTATTATTCCAATAGAAGCAGAAAGATTTGTTCCGCGGTATGATAATATTTGTTGATTCGTATCAGTTGTACGAAGTATATGACAAGTTTGGTCTAAATTAATAGGCATTTGATAAGTACCTTGTATAATATTAGATGATGTACATTTAGAGTCAGAATATAATGTTATTGAAGATGTAGTTACTATACTGCTTGGATTTGTAATTGAGCAACTAGATGCAGCACCTTGACATGGATTACATTGACCGCTAGTAGCAGTCCAAGATATACAGCCCGAATTACAATTCATATCCGTACATACCTTCATATCGATTAATTGAGAATTAGAAAAAGTAAAAAAAGATAATAGGATTGGTATAAAAAATAGTTTCATACAATATATATTTTATATAGTATTAGATTTTTATATGTTTCAATTAAATTAATAATATATTATTTAGTTTATTAAAATGTCAAACATAACTGATCCTTATTATTTACTTCAAATGGAGCAAGAAAAAACTAAGAAATTAGAATTAAAGTTAAACTATAGAAAATTTTTAATTAGAAATCTTATGAAATTAAATATTGATTTATTAAATGATTCTGATGAAGAAGAAGAGGATTCTAATGGAGAAGAAGATGCTTCGAATGAAGAAGAAAATGAAGAAGAAGATGCTGATACAGAAAATGAAGTTGATACAGAAGATGAATTAAATTTAGATGATCTCGCAAGAAAGATTGGTATAATAAAAAAAAAAGATTTAAATAAAAAAAGAAAGCAACCTGAGCCTATACCATATGTAGTAAATTGTAATGAATCTAAAGATGAGGAAGTTGAAGATACTGACGAATCTGAAGGTCTATTAGAAACTAGAATAGACACAGATAGTGAACAAGATGGAGATGGATCAGATGCACCTGAAGAATATAATAATCAAGAGGAATTATCAGAAGGTGAACAAATGAAAATTAATGCAAAGATGGCAGAAGAAATGATAAAGAATATGACTGCTAATATAGCATCTAATGGTTCTAGATAATTATAACTATTCTCATAATATAATAATAATATTATTATATCATGTGATTATATATGGCAAATTTAAAAAAAATTGAGCTCTCATTTCATTCACACTAATTTTTTTATTAATATAATCATGCGATTATTTTAATAAAAAAATTGAGCTCTCATTTCATTCACACTAATTTTTTTATTAATATAATCATGCGATTATTTTAATAAAAAAATTGAAATTTTTACCTTATAAGGACCTTATCTTAGATAGGTAAGAAGCTTATTATCCTAACCAATAAGTTTCTAGGGTGTTGTTAAATGCCCTTACAGCAAATTCAGTATAAATTATATATGAAATAGGTTAGGATTCCACATGCCGAATTAAAAGGGTATGGTTCGACTAGAACTAAAATACAGAACGAACGCAAGTTCCCCGTAAGGGTTGTTTCGGCTAAGTCTATATAATAATTACAAAGTAATTATTAAAAAATAGATTTGGTTTTCCAAGCTAGATGGTCTATTCTAGTATTCATGTACGAATTAAAACGCTCCTTAACAGAAGGGTCACAACTGTATCGTCTCATTATATTGATATACTCCGAATATAATGAGTAATAGGTATAATGAGACGCTTGAACGAACGAGACAGGTGGTGTCAAGTTCCCCGTAAGGGTAGTTTCTCCGAGCCATATGGATGAAGAATGGCGCAATATATTAATTATCTCCTACTGGATAGTCAGATAGGGTTCTTTTCAGAACTAAATGATACTATCTTGATGCACTTCTTCGGAAGGGTGTTAAGAACATGAACGAACAAGACATGTGGTGTCAAGTTCCCCGCAAGGGTAGTTTCTCCGAGCTATATGGGTGAAGAATAGCAAAATATATAATATTTAAATAGTTTGTAAGGTGATATGAAGGTGATATGAAGTAAGTAAGAATAGAACGAACGCAAGTTCCCCGCAAGGGTAGTTTCGGCCGTATCTATTTTTAATAAAGACAAAGAGTTTTTATTAAAAATAGATTTGGTTCCCCCAAAATAAAAAAATTAATTTATTAATTCTTTTATTTTTAGCTATATTTCTTTATTATTATATATAAAAAAAATTGAAAATTTTTTTTATAATGTGATCTATTAGAGACAGTTGGCTAGTCCTGTGTGGATGCTAAGAAGAAAACTTTAAATAACGGACTGTCAACGTAGGTTGTTATGTGTGCCCGAACCCCCCTCATTTGCTTGCGTGTCCCTGATTTAAAAAGGGGGCATTAAATAGCTGCACAAATAATGTGCGAAAAAGAGAAGGGGTGAAAGCATTGCAAAAGCAATTGTCGAAGATGGTAGAAAAAGTCATGGCGATACTATGGACGCGAAAAAGCCGGATCTACCGTTTATTCGGTGGAAATGGGGGAAGCTATCCTGTGTGCACATGCAAAACTGTTTTGAACTCGCTAGTCTTGTGTAGATAGCCTGGAACCAATCTCCTAAGAAGAGACTGAACAGTACGCCAGCTGATATTAGGCTGGTGAGCGAGGAGCTCTGTGGTTTACCACTAATCCTGGACTAGGAGATCTGTTATGCAGCAGATTAAAAGTTTCCCCTCTACTCGTTTTTTGGTAAATACGACTAGTAGAGAATGAGGCCAGAAGGCTATTCGAAAAAGACCCCCCCAGGCTAGCTATTTAGAATGGTTGCAGAGAAGTCAGGTGCCACAGGTTAATAGCCTGTCGGATTACTGATCTATCTGTAGCAATCCGCAAGGATCAAGTTCTATTAGTTAGCTGTAGATTTATGTTATGTCGGTATCGAATCGATCTCCATTAGGAACAAATCACTCGAGAATGTAAGAGAGGCCACGGGTTAACAACCTGTCGGATTTTCTTGCATTGTTACTATAAAGTGGTCTGGAATGGCATTATAAGCCAGAGTTCCTAGTTCTCTACCTACAGAGAGCATAGTTTTCAGTCTATATAAAACTGTCCCCAAAACAAAAAAATTAATTTATTAATTCTTTTGTTTTCTCATTTCATTCACACTAATTCTCTTATTTCATTCACACTAATTTTTTTATATTTAGGATATAAAAAAATTGAAAATTATTCTATATCTCAGATACATTATTTTCTATTGTTGTTAGAAATGGCAACCAAGGATGATAATATCTCATCCTCTGTTTTGCACGAGGCTTACCCCCTCGTGGCCTCCTTCATGGAGGCGGCCAAGGACCTGACTGCAAGGCAGTGGGAGACCTTGATGAGGGAGCACCCGGTGGTGCGCCCGATTCTCACCGCGCTTGGGAAGGTGCGGGCTGTGCTCAACGAGGATACGGCAAACCCGCTTTACTCTCGCAAGCACGTTGAGAACCTTGCGGCTCTGATGAGCGCAGCAAACAAGGAGATCGCCATGGGCGACACCAGCTTTCAGCCCCTCCTGGGGCTGTACGGGTTACCCACCCAGCCAGTGAAGTGCAAGGGCGGCGTCGTCAAGCAGCTCTCCTTTTTTCCGCACAAGACCAAGTCGCGCGGCATTCACGTGGACACAGAAGCGCGCGCCCGCGTGCAGGCTGAGCTGCTCGATGAGCCAGCTGGCGCCCTCCACTTCATCAAGCTCTGCGACATGCTCACGCCCTCTGGCATCGCGGCACTGCCCGCCAAGATGTTTGACCAGGAGGCACCGCCGCAGTGTGCGGTTCAGTGGCACGCCAGCCGGCGCGCCGCTCACTGCACTTCAGCGCAGTACTGCGCGGGCTCGCTCAAGGAGTGCATGTCGTCGGACAAGACGAAGCTGCGCCTCCTTGCAGGGCCAAGCTGCGCTCCCCTCCTTGCAGGGCTGAAGGAGGAGATCATCCTCTCCGTACCATGCGTGCGCTGCTGCGAGGCCAAGGTGGCGGAGCCGCACATGGTGGACATGTCCATGTTTGCGTGCATCGACCTCTTCAGGAAGATCGCGCCAGACACGCCTCGCAACCTCTGGACGACCTCAGTCGCGAAGGCTGCCCGCCGGGACCGCACGTTCCGGATGTTCACTTGCCCGACCGAGAAGTGCATCCACAACGAGTCGCCGTTCGTCTTCCAGGAGGCGGCATCCTGCGTGCCCTGCGTCCGCGCGCTCCACGAGCAAACCGCAACGCACTTTCACTCCTTTGCATGCCCCGGGTGCGACACCAACCCCGCGCGCATTGAGGCGTGCGGCCTGTGCTGCCAGCCCAAGTCCAAGCACACGGGCGAGACGATGGTGTGCCCGAAGAAGGACCGCCCCACAGCCGCCCAGCGCGCGCTTGCACGGTCGGAGGGCAACAACTACTGCCCGGTCTGCGACACGGTGGTCAGTCGCATCACCAATTCCGGTCAGGAGGATGGCTGCCCCAAGATCCACTGCCCCGGGTGCACCGAGTACTTCTGCGCGGACTGTGACACGCTGCTCCCAGTGGACCCGGTTACTGGCTCGCGGTACACGCACGTGTGTCCTACGCCCAGGAAGGGCACCGCCTGGGCACACGTCTACCACGCGCCCCCCGTAGCTGCACAGGATCCGGAGGTGCTGGCGGCAATGGCGCAGTTGGTAGTCCGCGGTGCAAACCCTGCGCGCCACCACCGCATTGGCGAGCGCTTTGGCGTGGGAGCATCTACTCCTATGGCGGCTGCTCCTATGGCGGCTGCTCCTATGGCGGCTGCTCCCGCTGCAGGTGGTGGTGGTGGCGCTGCTGCTGCTGCTGCTGCTGCTGCTGGTGGCGGTGGCGGTGGCGGTGGCGCCGCCGCAGCAGAGGCACCCCTTGCTTTTGGCCACGGCGGTGGTGCAGCTGCTGGAGGTGGTGCTCGCCAAGCGGTCAATGTCGCGTGGGTGCTTGAGGTCAACCCCGATGCCTTTGTGGATGCAGCCGGAAACATGTGGGTCGCGGGGGTGAACGTCGGGCGCGAGGGCGAGGACTGGTAAAGCACCATGCACTAGTCAGTGCAAATAAATAGACTAAGAGTTCGGCCCACTTTTTATGAAAAGGGCCCCGACAATGTTACCAAACGATAAGTGGTTTCTAGTTTGGCAGTTTTAGAAAAAACTGCCGTCAAAATAAAAAAATTAATTTATTAATTCTTTTGTTTTTATCTAATATTAATTTCAATCAACAAAAAAATTGAAAATTAGTTTATATATGCGGTTTATTATAGATTTGTACGATGGCTGGCATGGATAATACTATGCACTCATCTACCATTCAACAGAATGGGGACACCTCGGGTGTTTTTGCGGGAGGTGCAGGGGCACCACCGGCTCCAAATGGAGCGAATCTCGATGAGGAGGATATCGGGACGTGGGACGAGGAGGTGGGTATCCCAGTCGTTGTGGCGTCCGCCGCGTCTCAGCCTGCCGCTGCTGCCGCCGCGCCTCAGCCGGTCGTCGTCGCACCACCACCTGCACCAAGACCTATCCAGGTTCTTGAGCTGTGCGAGCGGTGCTGGGGTTCTCACCTGACCGACAACAATCGGGAGGGCTGGGTTCTTGACGGCGACGAGTGGTGCTGCTCGGTTAACTGCGCAAACCGTGTGCAGTGTAGCGAGTGCAGACATGTTCTTGGGCGCGACACGGGTGCATGGGCACAATCGGGTGTCTGCTCCTACCACTGTCACTCGGCATACTGCGCGCGTAGGCTGGCGGAGTTCCCAGAGTCGGACGAGGAGGACGAGGAGGTGGACATTGACAACGTCTAGTGGCAATTGCAATAGTTAAAGCAATGTAAAAATAAACTAGGGACGCACCACTTTGGGTGCGCTGGGCATCTGATATCAAACGGAGGGTGTGACCGAATTGCGCGAGGTCCTGGGGCGCATTCATTCAGAGGATCACTGAACGGTGCCAAGCATCGAAAGAGATTCCGTGAGAAAAACACGCAAAATACCGTGAATACCTTGAACACGTATAAAGTTGGTTGGGCTCTGCTCATCTTTTATTAGGCTTTCTTTTAGAGAGACCAAGTCATAGTTATCACGAACGCAAGTTCCCCTGCAAGGGGTGGGATTAACATGGCGACTATTAAAGCTACGGCAATAGTAGGTGATGGAATAAACTAAATCAAGGCAGTGGAGCCTTATGAGTTCGGCCTTCGAAAAAGGCCCCGACAATGTTACCTAACGATAATTGGTTTCTATTTTGACAGTTTAGAAAAACTGTTGTCAAAAAACAAAAAAATTAATTTATTAATTCTTCTGTTTTTGACGGTACACTAATTAAAAAATTGAAATAATAATACCATTAAACACATATTATGAACTAGTATCATGGATAATCAAGAATTGTACATGAACAGTGTGTCTATTGTTGCCAAGGAAACTTTGGCGAAGAATCACCCAACCAATGTTATTGGTGTGTGTGAAATTGAAGATGAAATTGACTCTGATTTTGACCGCGAGTACGGTCCGAGTACAACCTGGCAATGTCGCTTAGTAGTACTTTTACAAAAGGGTGACGAGGTCGAGTGTTTCTGGTATCGTAGTGATGAGTATACAACTGGTTATCGAATGAGTCGAGCATCTGTTAACCAGAGAAAGGAATACATTACTACATATACTCTTTTTTCCAATTCAAAATTGGGAGTACTGGAGTTACTCGATGTACAAGTTCTTCGCAATCACTCTGGATGGTGGGCAATTTACAACATTGCTAAATCTACAAAGAATGTTCCACTGCTTGCACGTATGAAGAGTACATGCAAAAAGATTTGGGATTTAGATCGTGCAGAAAAGAAGGAAAAGTGGAAGGCGGCCAAGTTTGGCAAGCACATGGACATTCAAATTGACGACATCTAATAATTTTTTGTTTATTTATAAAAAATTGATATATTCATTTATTTTAGATAATTACTTAATTATTTAAAATGACTCGAGTTAAAAAGGTGCTAAGTTTAGTTATAAAATCAGGATTTATAGAAGATACTTCTTCAATACCAATTATTCGCAATATATATCCATCTGGTCCACGTGGTAAAACTAGTCTAATGTATGCTGCACATATTGGTAATTTTCAATATCTTACATATTTGTTAAATAATAATGTTGATCCAAATGTAACATGTATTACGGATTCAGTTGGTCAATGTAGTACCGCATTAATGTATGCAACATCAATGGGTCATCTATTATGTGTACGCAAGTTACTACAATCTAAAGCAAATCCAAATATAGGAAGAATCTCTGATAATTGTACACCATTAATGTGGGCAATTACAAAAAATTATTTAGATATTATGATTGAATTATTATTATATAACGCAGATTTTAATGCAATCCGTAAAAATGGAATTAGTCCTTTAATGATAGCTTGTGAATTAGGGCATCTTGAAATAGTTAGATATTTACTCAAATTGCAACATCTAAAAGTAAATTTAAAGACATTTGATACTGGAATGACTGCTCTACACTATGCATGTCAATTGGGTCATTTAGAAATAGTTGATGAATTAATAGGTAATTATGATACCGATATAAGTGATACTGAAAGTGAAGGTTTTACACCATTAATAATAGCAGTGCAAGAAAATCATATGTTAATAGTAAGGTCACTATTAATGAAAGGTGCAAATGTACATATAAAAGATTTACATGGTAAAACAGCTATAATATATGCAACTGAAAATGCAAACTATGATATAGTAAGAGAATTAATATTATATGGAGCTAAAGATGATGATAACTTAACATCTCTAATAACTGGTTACGAAAATGATTCAAATGAAATAGTCAATCTATTAATAAATTATCTTCCTATTGATTCAAAGAAGATGATTATTGGAGAATGGCTTAATAATAAGAAAAAGGACTCGAAAAAGGTATCTAAGAAGGCATCTATAAAAGTGTCTAAAAAAGAACAGCTTTTGGTTAACACTAATTGAACTCTCATCTATAACTCACACAAATTTCTTTATAAAAAAAATTGAACTCTTGTCTATGACTCACACTAATTTTATTATATTCTTATAATAAAAAAAATTGAACTCTCGTCTATAACTCACACTAATTTTTTCATATTCTATAAATAAAAAAAAAATTGAAAATAATTTTGTATATGTGCTCTATTAAAGTTAGATAGTGAGACAACACTCAACAACCGTGATTAAGAACACGTAAAAAATAATTCAGCATGCAGTCTTCGGACTAGTGAGTGCGGCGGCACAACGCGCTTTTTCGGATGAGTTCACATACATCCAGGAAGATCAACTGCTCATTACAGAAGATTCTCCCGTGTTGTGCCCGCGATAGAGGCACCCCCAAATAAAAAATAATTTATTATTATTTATTTACAAGTCCGATAATGACTTTAAACTTACAGCCACTCAGAGGCTTGTCCGAAATGACAATAAACTATCCCAAATAAAAAATAATTTATTATTATTTATTTACAAGTCAGATAATGACTTTACAGCCACTCAGAGGCTGGTCCGAAATGACCTTTATAAACTAGCTAAAACAAAAATAATCTATTATTCTTGTTTAATTCTTTTGTATTCGTCAGTAAAGACGTTAAAATCGGGTTGCAACCTTATAGCTCTAATGTCCAGGAATTGACAATAAAAGACCGATCTATAACTTATGGGGAGTTGGCAGGGCCCCAGTTATATTTGCAGTGAAGAAGCAAACGTTCGTTTCCGCGATAAGGAGCCCAGTCCCAACGTAGTATATGAATGGAAGGAAAGAGGTCCCACATATATTATCGTAATGGTCGCAGATCGGAGTAGCCACGGCGAAACGATTTGCATGCGATCCATAGGTCATACCTAGAGGAGCGCGCTGGATAGGTGGCAACTTTATAGCCCGTTGGAGTCGTAATCCCCGTTTGGAACCGTTAATAACCCGGCTCGGAGGCCGAAACCAGACCCGGTTGCTACGATATAGCATGTCCAGGAATGACATTAAAAGACCGATCTATAATTATGGGAGTAGGATGGGCCCAGTTTATACTTGCATTGAAGAAGCAGGCGTTTGTTCCGCGATAAGGAGCCCAGTCCCAACGTAATGTATGATTGGAGGAAGGTCCCACATATATTATCGTAATGGTCGCAGGTAGAAGTACCTTCGGGGAAAATATCTGCATGCGATCCATAGGTCATGCCTAGAGGAGCGCGCTGGCGGTGGCAACGAGATAGCCCGTTTGGAGGACGTAAAGAACCCGGCTCGGAGACCGTAAACAGACCCGTTTGCAACGAGATAGCATGTCCAGGAATGACATTAAAAGACCGATCTATATTTATGGGAGAAAGGTTAGCCCATATTTATAACTTGCAGTGAAGAAGCAAGCGTTTGTTCCGCGAAAAGGAACCCAGTCCCAACGTAGTATATGAGGAGAGGTCCCAACTTATATTATCGTAATGGTCGCATTTCGGAAGGGTCGCGGTGCAAGGAAGGGCGCGACGAACGATATGCATGCGATCCATAGGTTGTACCTAGAGGAGCGCGCTGGTTAGGGTACCAAAAAGACCCTAAAAACTAAAACAAAAAAATTAATTTATTAATTCTTTTGTTTTTCATTCATTTATAACTTATTTTAAAAATTGATTTATAAAATTGATTTATTAAATTACTTAAATGAGATTATAAGACTTTAAGAATTTTAAGAAAAATGTACCAAACTGTTGATACTATGTACGAAGAAGGAAACTTTGACTTTATGAAAAAAAATAGTGAAAAATACAAACTATACTTTGATACTATTACCACACATAATTTATGGAATCATATAAAAAATAGTAAATCATTTTCTGTATGGTTTGATAATGAATTAAAACCAATTTTTACTGAAATATATAAAAAGGAATTATTAACCGAAAAATATTCAGTTGAATTTAATGAATTTTCAAATTATATATATGTAATGAAACAGATAAGTGATATTGGTTGGAGTAATTATGTATATGACTATATTGAAGATATGTTTGAATGAAGAACATAGACAATCTGTATATGAAACAACCAAATGGATTATAAATTAACTCTACAACACGGACAATTCTTTTTTTCTTTTATCCATTTTATTAAACAATTAGTATGAAATTTATGATTACATTTAATAATTTTGCACCATATACTATAATCAATTGATAGACAAATTAAACATTGTTCATTAGTAGTAGCACATGTTGCAGAATCATTCGAATCTGTTTCAATTATAAAGTATTTATTATTATAAGCAGATGCTATAATACTATCAGTATTCTGATTGATAATATTATTTGCAACAAATTGTAATGCCAATCCATTTTGTTTAACTGCTTCTAGACATATTTCATAAGTTTGTTTTTTTATAAATTGTAATGCTAATCCATTTTGTTTGACTGCTTCTAGACATAGATATTGATATAATGTATTATCTTGTATATCTACAAATTGTAGTGCCATACCATTTTGTTTGACTGCTTCTAAATATAAATTATAATTTTTATTTTTTATATGTTTTATTGCATGTAATGTATAGTGTTTTTGTTTGATTGCTTCTTTACATATTTCAGGATTTTGATTTTTAATTATAAATAATAATGGATATCCTAATCTTTTTAAATAGTCTATTAAATCTCTATCTACATTTATTTCTTTTTGTATATCAATCTGATTATTACCACATAATTTTTTTATAAAATTCATTTTATTATTTTATTATTTTATTATTAAAGGAAATAAGTAATCTTTTTAATAAATAAATAAATCAATTTTTACTTTTTTAATATTTCGCGGACTTCCATTAAACATTTTCCAAGTAAATTTTCACCCGGCCAGTTTTCTTTACCAACATTCATTGCATGCTCTGCATTTAGACCAATACCCCATATTTTATCCCGCGGAGAGGCTTCTACTAATATAGCATCTTTTGTATTTAATAATTTAGTTAGTAAGTTTGGATTTTGAATAAATTTTTGTAGGACTCCAGTTTTCATAACACTGTATCTTATGCTTGCCCATACTTTATCTTTATAATTTTTTACTTGTTGTCCAATAGCTTTCATTTCTGCGGAATTTGTACTTTTTAATAATTCCTGTTCAAGTTGCTCATTATCTGGTTCAAATTCTTTTAGCTTTCTCCACATAAAGTATTGTTCACTATTTATAAATTGTATATTATCAATTGTAAATGGCGAATTATACCAATTTCCTAAATAACCATTTGTTTCATTTGGTTTCCAAAAGCATATATATGTTTCATTAGTCATTTATTAATTATATAGTTTTATATTTATATTATTATTAAATATAAATTCAATTTTATATTCATTTATAATATATATATACATGAGTGTAATACAAGATATATTGTTTTATATAGGTTTAGTTATCTCAATTATTTTTGGATATTTAGCATATAATGAACGTTCAAAAGATAATAGTAGTTTATATAAACTAGTACCTGCAGTTCTTTATAATGTAAGAATACAAAATAGAAATGTTCAAAGTACATCATCTGCAGGCAGTATAACAATTGTTAATAATAATACTCAATATGATTTATATAATCAATATAAATATACTGTTGATGGTAAGGAATATCTAGGAGAATATTTTAATGGTAGCTATACTTCATACTTATTTGTACAAAATGAAATAAATAGAAGAATAGCTAATAAAAATATTAATGTATATTATGAAATAGCAAATCCATCAAAATCAGTACAAAATTATTTAAAGAATAACTTTATTCCTTATGCAATAGGAGCAGTAATTGTATTAATCATAAGTTTAGTAATAAAGTTTAGTACTATTACTTATATGGTACCAATGAATAATCAAATGAATCCAAATAGAGTTATTATTTATAATAATAACTAATTATATAAGGTTATATAAAATTATGTAAAGTTATATATAATTATTATAAAAATATATAAAATATATTTTTTTAATAGAATTTAAAATAATGATGCAGGTGGTGCTGGTGCATTTTTATTTAATTTTTGTGCATAATGATCAGATTTTCTTTGTGCATCAATTAATTTATTTAAACGATCTAAATTTTTTTCTAGATCTACTAATTTAGCTTGTAATACTTTTAATGCTTCTCTTTTTGCAACTAATTCATCACTATCTCCTACTTTTACTCTATTAAATATATTAAATCCACCTCCACTTTGTTTAAGAGCTTCTAATTTTTTATCAGCTTCGGCTTTTTTAAATGCAGTTCTTTCATTTTGTGCAGTTACATTAATATCAGATTGTGCTGTACTTATATCTTTCTTTATTTGGTTTATATCATCAATATTAGTGTTTCTTTCTGTTATGTATTTTTTTAATTCTTCACTATCAGTAGCTTTAGGTTCATACTTTTTATATCTAAAAGGATTTAAATTTAATCCTCCTTCTAATTGTGCTTTAAGATTAAGATACTTTTCTTTGTATTTTAAATACTTTTGTTCGTAACTCATATATATATTATTAATGTATATATTTTTTTATATAAAATATAAATTATATACATTAATTATATATGGATGAAGAATTATTAATATGCCCACATTGTACAGGATCAATCAGTGTAGAACAACTTAATTGTGGTATTTTCAGACATGGAATTCTAAAGGATTCTGGCAAACAAATGGATCCACATCTAAATAAAATTGAGTGTGATAAATTAATAAATCAAAATTTAATACATGGATGTGGTAAGCCATTCCAAATAGTTAAAATTAATAATAAATATGAAATTAATATATGCGACTATATTTAGTATATAGCTAAAAATTCATATGACTCCTGTATTTGTCTATATATTTCCTTAGCCTTTTCATTTACATTATGTTCGGGAGCATAAGAAAGTCTAAGTCTATTATATGCAACTTCAATATTTTTAGGATTATCTTCTGACGCAGATAGACATAGAAAACTTAGAGCTACTACTCTCGGAGTAGCAT